CATCGAGGCGTGCTGCCGGGTCACCAAGGACTCGTTCGCAGCCCCGGCCGGCTCGCTGATTGTGATGCGACCGTGGACGAGGACCCTGCTAGGGCATTTGCTGGCTCGTCGCCCGGACGGACGGCTGCGGCACCGGCAAGGGCTGGTCGGCCTGGCGCGGAAGAACGTGAAGTCGACGACTGGCGCCGGTCTGGCGCTCGGTGGTCTGGTACTCGGCCCGCACGGCGGCGAGGTCTACTCGGCGGCAGGCGACCGGGAGCAGGCGCGCATCGTGTTCGGCACGGCTCGCCGGATGGTCGAGCTCGACCCGGAGCTGTCGTCGATGCTCAAGCTGTACCGGGACGTGATCGAGTTCCGGGAGACGGGGTCGATCTACCGGGTGCTGTCGGCTGAGGCGTACTCGAAAGAGGGTCTCAACCCGTCGCTGGTGGTTTTCGACGAAGTCCACGTCCAGCCGAACCGTGAGCTGTGGGACGTCATGTCGCTGGCGTCCGGTGCGCGCGTCGACCCGCTGCTGGTGGGGATCACGACTGCCGGCGTGAAGACGGACCAGACCGGCGGCGACTCGCTCTGTTACGGCATGTACCAGTACGGGAAGCAGGTCGCCTCGGGTGAGGTGGTCGACCCGTCGTTCTTCATGGCGTGGTGGGAGCCGCGAGACCCCGACGCTGACCACCGCGACCCGGACACGTGGCGCGAGGCCAACCCTGGTTTCGGTGACTTCATCGATCCGGAGGACTTCGAGTCTGCGGTGAAGCGGACCCCGGAGAACGAGTTTCGGACGAAGCGGTGCAACCAGTGGGTGTCGTCGGTCCAGGCGTGGCTGCCCGCCGGTGCGTGGTCGGACTGCAACACGGGCGGCGAGGTCCCAGACGGTGCCGAGGTCGTCCTCGGCTTCGACGGCTCCTTCAACGGTGACTCGACCGCCCTGGTGGTGGTGTCCACGGGCGATGTTCCGCACGTCGACGTGGTCGCTGCCTGGGAGCGGCCGGCCGGCGCAGACGAGTCGTGGCAGGTGCCGATCATCGAGGTCGAGGACACCATCAGGGCGGCGTGCCGACGCTGGCAGGTCCGCGAGGTGGTGTGCGACCCGTTCCGGTGGGCGCGCTCGATGCAGGTACTCGAGGCCGAGGGGTTCCCGATGATCGAGTTCCCGCAGTCACCGTCGCGCATGACGCCGGCCACCCAACGGTTCTACGAGGCGGTCATGAACCAGACGCTCACCCACTCTGGCGATCAGCGTCTAGGGCGGCACATCGCTAACGCGGTCCTGCGGATCGACTCGCGAGGTTCTCGCCTCTCGAAAGAGACGAAGGGTTCACCTCGTCGTATCGACCTCGCAGTGGCTGCGGTCATGGCGTTCGACCGCGCATCCGTGGCGCTCAAGCCTGTCGAGATCTGGGGAGTGTTCCGATGAGTCAGAAGATGGCGGTCGAGGCGTTCTTCTACGACAACGGGTCGAAGGTCGTGGCGGTGCAGCCGGGTGACTCGCGCACCGACCTGCACGCCGACTATCTGGTGGCGCCGGGTGCGTTCGTGGCTGACCCTCCGGTGACGTTGCCGGACCTGGCGCGGGTGCCGTTCGACGTCCGCCAAGCGAGAGGGATCTAAAGATGTCGAAGGTTGCGGTCGAAACGTTCTTCTACATGAACGGCGGGACCGAGGTGAACGTGCAGGCGGGCGACGTCCGCGCTGACGCGCACGCCGACGTCACGAAGCTGCCGTCGGCGTTCGTGACGGACCCGCCCGCGAACGCCGCCGAGCTGGCGAAGGTGCCGCCGAAGGTGAAGCGGAACCGCGGCTACTGATGGCTCGGTCGACGGCGGCTAGTGCGGTCCTGCTGCTGGCCGGCGTCGGCTGCCTCCTGGCGGGTGTGTGGATCGTGGCCGGCCTCGGCTGGGCGCTCGTCGTGACCGGTGTTCTCCTCATCGCTGCGGATTGGTTGGTGCCGTCGAGGTGAGCATCCTTCGCAGTCTGTTCGCACCCTTGCCGCCGGCCGAGCCGGACGTCGATCTGGGCGCGCAGCGGTTCGACCCGTTCGGGTTCCAGGGGAACACCTACTACGGTCTCGGCCGCCCGCTGTCCTGGAAGGGCGAGTCGACCGAGGCCGACTTCCCCGGACTGTCGACGGCGGGTTACAAGTCGAACGGCGTCGTCTTCGCGTGCATGCAGACCCGCCTGTCGATCTTCTCGGAGGCGCGGTTCCAGTTCCGCCGGATCCGCAACGGCCGGCCGGGTGACCTGTTCGGTACACCGGACCTCGACATCCTCGAGCGGCCGTGGACGAACGGCACGACGTCGGACCTGCTGAAGCGGATGATCACCGACGCCGACCTCGCTGGGAACTTCTACGGCGTCCTCCGCCCGTCGGGACTCAAGCGGCTGCGGCCGGACTGGGTTTCCATCGTCATCGGCGTCCAGGGTGACTCGAAGGCCGACTCCACCGACATCGACGCGGAGATCCTCGGTTACATCTACCAGCCCGGCGGCGCGAATATGGGCAAGGACCCGGTGCCGCTGCTGGCGTCCGAGGTCGTCCACTTCGCCCCGGTCCCCGACCCGCTCGCCTCCTACCGTGGCATGTCGTGGCTGTCGCCGATCGTGCGCGAGTTGGAGGGCGACGGCGCCGCGACGGACCACAAGCTGCAGTTCTTCCGCCAGGGCGGATCCCCGAGGCTGTCGGTGGTCTTCCCCGACGGTGTGACGCAGCAGACGGTCAACGAGTTCGCCGATCGGATGGACGCGCAGACGGCGGGTGCGTCGAACGCCTACCGCACGATGTACCTCGGCGGCGGCGCCGACGTGACGGTTGTCGGCGCGGATATGCAGCAGCTCGACTTCAAAGCGACCCAGGGCGCAGGCGAGACCCGTATCGCCGCCGCTGCGGGCGTTTCCCCGGTCGTGGTGGGGTTGTCGGAGGGGTTGCAGGGCTCGTCCCTCAACGCCGGCAACTTCAACAGCGCGCGCCGGCTGGTGGCCGATAAGACGATGCGCCCGCTGTGGCGTGATGCCTCGTCGGCGCTCGCGAACGTGGTCAACGTGCCGGGCGGTTCCGAGCTCTGGTACGACACCCGCGACATCGCGTTCCTGCGGGAAGACCTGAAAGAGCGCGCCGACGTGCAGTTCATCAAGGCGCAGACCATCAAGCAGCTGGTCGAGGCCGGGTTCACGCCGGAGTCGGCGTCGAAGGCTGTCGAGGCCGAGGACATGAACCTGTTGCAGCACTCGGGCCTGACGTCGGTTCAGTTGCAGAAGCCGGGCACCTCGCCCGCTAGTACACCGCCACCGGAAGGCGATTCCATGAACGGCTCGACGAACGGGCAGAACGGGCAGCGGGTGACGGCATGAGCGACTTCATTCATCGGCTGGTGCCCCTCGAGGCCAGCATCAAGCCTGGCGACGGCCGGACTGTCGAGGCGTATGCCGCGGTGTTCGAGTCGGAGGCGGAGATTCGTGACCACCAGGGTCACTACCGCGAGGTCATCGACCCGGCCGCGTTCTCCCGTGTCATCAACCGGGCGAAGCCGCAGGGCGGCCGCGACTACTGGCTGACGAAGGTGTTCTACAACCACGGCATGACCCTGCACGGGACGCCCTCGGAGGAGGGGTCGGTGCCGGTCGGCCGGACCGAACACATCGAGGCCGACTCGAAGGGCTTGTTGACGGTCACTCGCTACCTGGATGACCCGTTCTCGCAGAAGATCCTCGGCGCCATCCGCGAGGGCGCGATCACCGCGCAGTCGTTCACCGGGCAGATCGTCCGCTCGAGTCCCACCCTGACGGGCCGCCGGCAACACATGCGCACCCGCGACGGCGAACTGCCGCTCGTCCGGCGCCTGGAGCTGGGGCTGACCGAGTATGGCCCGACCCCTGTCCCCGCATACGCGAACGCCGAAGTTGTCGGCGTCCGGTCCTTGTATCAACTGCCTGCCGCTCCTGACGACGACGAGCTCGTCGAGGACTCGGAAACAGAAGACGCGGCCTCCGATGAGGCCCTCGTCGCCGCCGACTCGCCTGCCCGGCGCTCGGAGCGGCAAGACCAGTTCCAGCGTCGCCTCGAGGTGGCGCTACGCGCGAGAGGTATCAAACCGTGAAGACACTCAAGGAGATCGAGGAGCGCCAAGAGGCGATCCGCGCCGAGCTCCGCAACATCGAGACGAACCCGGAGGCCGAGGAGGCCCAGCGCTCCCAGCAGGAGCAGTGGGCGGACACTCTGCTCGAGGAGTTCGACGCACTCGAGGAGGAGCGCAAGCCCCTCGCCGAGCGGATGGCGAAGCTCGACAAGGTGCTGTACGCCGCGAAGGACGAGACGAAGGTGGAGCGCACCGCGCCTGACTTCGTGTCGACCGCGAAGCACGACCCGTTCGACAACCTGGACGCCGTTCGTACCCGGCTGATGCCGCGTGGCGAGCTTCGTGGCCGGGCGCTCGACGCGATCGAGCGGGCCAACAAGTTCGGTCAGCTGAACCACGACTTCGCCGAGAACACGACGAACGCCGTGCAGAACGACCAGTTGGGCGGGATGGCGCGTCACGTCCTCCTCACCGGCTCGGACGAGTACCAGGAGGCGTTCAGGGCGTACCTGGAGAACCCGGAGGAGAACGCTCAGCGTGCCGCGCTGTCGCTGACTCTCGCCAACGGCGGTTACATGCTGCCGTTCGTCCTCGACCCGACGATCGTCCTGACCAACTCGGGAAGCATTAACCCGTGGCGTCGGATCTCGAACGTCAAGCAGACGACGTCGAACACCTGGAACGGTGTCACGTCGGCCGGTGTCACCGCCGCGTGGCTCGCTGAGTCGACTGAGGTCACCGACAACACGCCGACCGTCGGCAACATCGCGATCACGCCGGCGAAGGCTGCCGCGTGGGTGTTCGGTTCCTACGAGGTGCTGCAGGACACCGACTTCTCGAACGAGCTGCCGACGCTCCTCGCGGACGCGAAGGACCGGCTCGAGGAGGCGGCGTTCGCCACCGGCACCGGTACGGGCCAGCCCAAGGGTGTCATCACGGGTGCGACGACCACGGTCACCGCGACCGGTGTCGCTACCTACGCCATCGCCGACGTGTACGCCCTCCAGGCGGCGCTGCCGGCGCGGTTCCGTAACTCGCCCTCCACGGCGATCGTTGCCAGCCTCGGCATCATCAACCGGACCCGGCAGTTCGACACGGCCGGCGGTGCGTCCTTCTGGACGAACCTTGGTGCGGGTCAGCCGGAGCGGGTTCTCGGTGTTCCGCTGTACGAGTCGACGACGATGGCGTCGGCTCTCACCACGGGTTCGAAGATCGCCATCTATGGCGACTTCTCCCAGTTCTACATCGTCGACCGGGTCGGCGTGTCCCTCATGTACGAGCCGATGGTCAAGGGCGCCTCGCAGCGTCCGACGGGCCAGGCGGGCTGGTTCATGTACTGGCGGACCGGTTCGGACGTGGCGACCCCTGCCGCGTTCCGTGTCCTGGTCACCGGCTGATCGAAGGAGAGAACGAGATGGCAGAGAACCAGAGCACGGCCGCGAAGGTGGCGGCTGCTGCGACGAAGGACAACCCGGATGGCGGGACGCAGAAGGTCGACACGACCCCGCTCGAGGGCGTGCAGCCTTTCGGGGTTCGGGAGGCCGGCGGCAAGGAGTCTCACAAGCTCCTCGTCGGCAATGACCCGCACGCCTTCGAGGCGATCCCCGGCGCGACCGGACCGGAGGCGGTCGGCTCCGGTCAGCCGCTTCCGTCGGCTGCGACCGAGGGCATGAAGGCGCGCCTTGATGCGGGCATCCCGGAGCCGCCGAAGGTGGGTCCGATCCCGAACACCGACCTCTACGACACCCCTGGCGGGTATCAGGTGGTCCCGGCCGGGTTCGACCCCTACGGGCTCGAGAAGGCTAACGAGGAGACGGCTGCGGCGTTCCGCGCACCGGCCGACCCCTCGAAGCTGGGCGCCGAGGTCAAGAAGGTTGCCGGCAGCGGTTCCAAGACCGTCAAGGGCAACTAGTTCCATGCAGCAGGCTTCGGAGTCCTTCTGGTACGAGGTATCAGGTGTCGAGGTGTTCGTGCCGAAGGGAAAGGTCGTCGTCGACGGCCACCCGGACGTGAAGGGCCACGAGGTCTACTTCAACCCGGTCGAGGCGGAGCAGGTGCCGGACCCGGCACGCCGCCGCGGTCGGCGTGTGACGGTCAAGTGAGAGACGGGGGTCGCCGGCATGGTTGACACGTTGGCGACCCCCGCCGATCTCGCGGCGTGGCTGCAGCGGACCCTCGCCCCAGACACGGCACAGCTGGCGTTGGAGACGGCGACCGGCTGGGTTCAGGCCGAACTCGGGCAGCGGGTTGTCGCGGTGGCGAACGACACGGTCACGCTGCGGTGTGGCCGCTCGTCGCTGTGGCTGCCGGAGGGTCCGGTCAACTCGGTGAGCACGGTGACGACCACGGACTTCCGCGGCACGGTCACCGCGCGCACCCTGAACGTGCACTACTACGTGATCGGCCGTGAGATCCGCTGGGCGTTCTACGGCTGGTATGGCTTCCCCGGTATCTCCGGGTGGCCGGAACTCGCTACGGTGACGTACAGCCACGGCTACACCCAGATTCCGCAGGCTATCCGCGGCGTGTGTCTGGCGGCGGCGGCTCGGGCGCTCGACAACTCGGGTTCGCTGCGGTCGGAGACGGTCGGCGGCGTGTCGTGGACGGCGGCCGGCACGGCTGAGGATCTCGGTCCCGGCCTGACCGGCAGCGAGCGGGCCGCGCTGGCGCCGTTCCGGCAACTGGTCGTGGCGTGATTCGTTTCCCGCACGTCATCGGCATCGTCCGCGCTCCTCTCGTCTCGGACGGGAAGGGCAACACGATCCGCAACTGGGCGGCTGCGACGACCGCTACGGCGGCGGCGTGGGTGCAGCCGGTGACGACGGACGAGCAGACGTTGAACCAGGACCGCGTCGTGTCCCGTTGGCGGGTGTTCGTCGAGCCGTCCGCAGACATTGTGGCGTCTGACCGGGTGACGTGGAACGGGCTGACGTTCCAGGTCGACGGCGAGGTGCAGATGTGGGATGACCGCAACGGCGCCCACCATCATCAAGAGGGGTTCCTCGTGAGAGTGAGCGGGTGACGTCATGCCGGTCGCTCTCATCCCCGACGCGGAGACGCTTGCCGTGGCGGCTCTGGCCGCGCAAGCCTCCATCACCGCGATCTGTTCGACTCGCATCGGCACCCGCATCCCTGACGCGCCGACGTTCCCGCTGATCCGGGTGGCGAAGGTGGGCGACTTCGGCATCGACGCGGAGGGATCATCGACCGTCGTCATCCAGGTCGAGTGCTGGGCCGACGACGATGCGACCGCATCCCTCCTCGCCCGGACGGTGCAGGCGTGCTACCTCGACCTGCGCCGCATCACCGGCGGCGGGTGGACGGCGCTGACCGACATTCCGTCCGGCCCGATCCCGACGCCGGACCCGGAGTCGCAGCGGGCGCGCTACATCCTTGAGCTCGACATGAGGATCGGGGCCTGATGCGACTCGACTTCGACCAGGCGGCGCTGCGCGCGCTCGACAACCGCGCGGACGTCGAGCGGTTCGTCGGCGACCTCGGGCAGCAGGTCGCGGACCGTGCGAACGCCCGCGCCGAGACCCTGTTCACCGATCAAGGCGGCGGCGGTGTCGGCTCGATCGAGTCGCACATCGAGCACGACGAGAAGGGCACCTACGCCCGGATCGCGTACCCGCCGGACAAGTACTACATGTGGATCCACGAGGTCGGCAGCGAGCACGAACGTCCCCGGCCGCACGTCCGTCCCGCACTGTTCGGGACGAAGCGGGCGACGGGCGGCAAGGAGTCGTCCATCAAGAGCATCCGTCAGAGCAAGTCGGCTACGGCCGCCACCAAGAGGAACCGCGCAGCCGCGACGGCACGCCGGACCGCCAAGAGGAGCAAGTAATGGGCAAGGTAAAGATCGCGCTCGAGGACCTGTTCGTCCCCGGCGGGCAGCAGGTCCGCGCGCACAGCAAGGGCGACGAGGTCGCGGCGGACACACCGGAGGACCTCAAGCGCATCCACGACGCCGGATGGGGCGACCTCGTGGCGAACCCGTCGACGAAGGCGGCTGCTGCCGTCGAACCGGACCCAGGCCCGCAGGTCGGGACCAACGCACCGACGACTGTGAAGGGCAAGTGACATGGCAACTGGTGTCATCACTCCGGCCGCGTACCTGACCGGTCCCGGCATCCTGTACACCGCGCCGCTCCTCACGGCGCTGCCGGCGTCGACGGTCACCGCATCGGTGTTCGGCACGACGTGGACGACCTGGACGGCGGTCGGTTCGACCGCTGACGGGTGGCAGTTCAACGACGCCCTCTCGACGGATGACGTCGAGGCGGCTGAGTCGTACTACCCGGTCCGCACGATCACCACGAAGCGTGAAGCGAAGATGGCGGTCGCTCTCCAGGAGTTCACGGCGAGCAACCTCAAGAAAGCACTCAACACGACCACGGCGTCGACGTCCGGCTCGGGTGCGACCCTGCTGACCGAGATCGTGCCGCCGACGGTGGGCGCTGAGGTCCGGTCGATGTGGGGCTGGCAGTCCGAGGACGACACGGTTCGCTTCATCGCCTACCAGGCCTTGCAGGTCGGTGACATCGGTACTCGGTTCACGAAGGGCGCCAACAACGCCGAGCTGACGTTCGAGCTCAAGCTCGAGGTCGCCACCGCCGGTGTGTACCGGATCCAGCTGGCCGGCGCGGTTCGGGGCGCATGATGACTGACCCGTTCGAGGCTGCTGTCGCCGAGTCGGAGGGCGGCCGGTTCGTCGAGGCGTTCGGCAATCGCTACGACCTGCGGGCGAAGGTGCCGGGGATGCCGCTGCTCAAGTTCTCCAAGCTCGCGTCGAAGGGTGTCCGGTCGGACGACCCGGCCGGCGGGGCCGCGATGTACGACCTGCTGTCGTCGGTGTTCACCCCGGAGGTGTGGGCGCGGTTCGAGGACGACGCGACCGCTGCTGGCGCGGACGCCGAGGAGTTGTTCGCCGTGGTGGCGAAGGCTCTCGAGGTGATCTCCGGTTTCCCTACCACGCAGCCCTCAGCCTCGCCTCCTTCGCCGTCGAGCACTACGCCGAGCTTGACGGTCTCCTCTTTCGAGGAGCGGAAGCGGGCGCTGGGGATGGTGCCGGTAACGCCAGAGTCGATGGCGGATTTGGTGGGCTGACCTGTCGTCGGCTCTGCAACGTCGTGTACTCGCTGCTGGTGCGGAATCTCGACGAGAAGGAGCGGGAGAAGTTCGACCGTGACCTGTTCACCCCGCCCGAGTTCCGTGATGCGTTGCGCCGGCTGAATCAGAGGGGGGTCGCCTGATGGCTGGGACTCCTCTCGCCCAGGCTTACGTCGCAGTCCGCGCGGACACGTCGAAGATCAAGGGCGACATTGACTCCGGGTTCTCCGGCGCGTCCGCCGAGGCGGACAAGCACGGTAAGCGTGCCGGTTCGCAGTTCGCCGCCGCCGCGGGTGTCGCTATCGCGGCCGGTGCGGTCGCGTTCGGCAAGTCGTCCGTCGAGGCGTATGTCGAGGCAGAGGCGTCACAGAACAAGCTCGCCGATGCGTTCAAGAAGTTCCCGGCGCTCGCGGACACGAACCAGGCGGCGTTCCAGGCGCTGAACGCGGAGATTCAGAAGAAAACCCGGTTCGACGACGACGCCCTCGCGTCCGGGCAGGCGACCCTCGCGCAGTTCGGCCTCACCGGTAAGCAGGTCTCGGACCTGACGCCACTGCTGGCCGACTACGCCGCGAGGACGGGCGTCGACATTCCTACCGCTGCCGAGCAGCTCGGCAAGGGGATGCTCGGGCAGGGCCGCGCGCTCAAGTCCGTCGGCATCGACTTCAAGGACACGGGGTCGGTCGCCGGCAACTTCGACGAGATCATGGGCGGCCTACGCACGCAGGTCGGCGGGTTCGCCGAGGGTGAGGGCAAGACGGCGGCCGGCCAGGCCGAGATCCTCAAGAACCAGTTCGGCGAGGTGCAGGAGACGGTCGGTAAGGCGCTCGTGCCGATCCTGCAGAAGCTGGCCGAGGTCGGGCTGCAGGTGGTCGGCTGGATCCAGGACAACATCACCGTCGTCGGTCCGCTGGTGGCCGCGATCGCTGCCGTGGTGGCGGTGCAGTGGTTGTGGAACGCGGCAATGGCCGCGAACCCGATCGGCCTCATCATCATCGGCATCGCGGCGCTGGTCGCGGGCGTGATCTACGCCTACAACCACTTCGAGACGTTCCGCAACGTCATCGACACCGCGTGGGACGTCATCAAGACGGCGACACAGTTTGCGTGGGACAGGGTCATTCACCCGGTCTTCGACGCCCTCGTGGCGGCGTTCCAGTGGGCCTGGCAGCAGGCGCAGGCGGCGGCCGGGTTCATCAAAGCCGCATGGGACGTCATCTGGCAGGCCGCGGAAACCGCGGTCAGGGAGACCCGTGCCCGGTTCGACGGGATGATTGCGTTCGTCACCGGGATACCGGGTCGGATCACGTCGGCCCTCGGCGATCTCGGACGGCTTCTCCTCGACGGCGGCCGGAACCTGGTTCAAGGTCTCCTCGACGGGGCGATGGAACGCATCCGCGGGATCGGCGACTGGGCGTCCTCCATCAAGGACAAGATCGTCGACGCCATCAAGTCGGTGTTCGGCATCCACTCGCCGTCGACGGTGTTCGCCGGTCTCGGCGGGAACATGATGGCCGGACTCCTCCAAGGGCTGCTGCAATCGCCGGAGCTCCTCCTGTCGGCGGTGAAGGAGATCGGGTCGACCGTCATGGGCGGCCTCGGCGGTCTCGCGTCCGGCGTGGGCGGGTTCTTCTCGAGTCTGTTCGGCGGCGGTGGCGTCATCGACGCCGGCCGGATCTCGCTGCAGGGCGGGATGCTCGACACGGACACCTACGCCCGCATCAACGCCGCCCTCGGCGGCCTGTGGTCGCTGACGCAGGGCTCCTGGTCGACGTCGGTGGCGGCGTCCGCTGGCACCCACGCCGGGGCGGGTGTCGCCGACATCTCCCCACTCGGCGACTCATGGATCGGCGCACAGACCAAGCTCCGCGCGGCCGGTCTCGACGCCTGGTTCCGCAACTGGGCGGGCAATCAGCACATCCACCTGGTCAACCCGCACGTCTCTGGTCTGTCGTCGCAGGCGCTGGCGCAGACTCTGTCGTTCATGCAGGGCGGTACCGGCCTGGCGTTCGACCGTGGCGGCTGGCTGCCGACCGGGGCGACGCTGGCGGTCAACAACACCAGCTCCCCGGAACGGATCCTCGGACCGCACGACCAGATCCGGCTGCACCCTGACGACATCGCCGCCTTGGGTGCGGTTCTGGTCCGCGGCGTCCGCACCGGGCAGTCGGTTTCGGCGTCGCAGTTTGCGGCGGGCACCGTCTGATGGCCACCATTACCGCGTCCCTCGTCGGGACGATACTGCCGAAGAACGTGCTCGTCACGGTCGCGTCGCTCGCCGCCGGTGACACCGTCACTGTGTATCGGGTTTACAGCGGCGCACGTCAGGGCACGGTCCGCGGCGCCGTCGGTGTGGTGCCGGGGTCGGCGCTGGTCGTCGCCGACGTGCAGGCCCCGTTCGGGATCGCCACCACCTACGACGTCGAGATCACCGCCACCAGCGGGACGCTCACCACGCTCACCTCTGCCGGGGTGACGGTCACCGACCCGGGACGGCACCACCTGTCCGACCCGTACACCGGCGACGGGGTGTTCGTCGACCTCGTCGCCCCCGTCGGGTCCCGCTCCCGCGCCGGGCAGGGTTCGTTCGTCCGCCCCGCCCGCCGAGCCCGCGGCATCTCCCTGTACGACGTGCGGGCGGCGCCAGCGGGGTCGATGACTGTGTTCACCCGGACGGCTGCCGAGTCGGACAGTCTCGACGTGTTCCTGGCGTCCGGGGCGCCGATAGTGTCACGGAAACGGAACGCCGCCAACCACTGGCCGGCGAGTGAAGTGATCGCCGTCGGCGCCACCACCGACGCTGCCGTCGGCCGCGGGCCGGAAGCCCGGTGGACCCTCGAGTTCAACGTGGTCGGCGACCCGGACCCGTCGCTGCCGGCGTCGCTGTGGACGTTGCAGGACATCCGCAACAGCTACCCGGCGGGCACGCTGCAGGATATCCGCAACAGCTACCCGGCGGGGACGTTGCTGACGCTCGCGCAAGTTGACTGGCCGTGAGGCCGAGCCTTCCCGGTGTCGACGCTCTCGTCGGCGAGTCACACGGGATTGTCCCTGTCGTGTCGTCATGGCTGGG